ACTTTGAGCATTCTCTACTATCCTTTCTGCATGAGGAGCGATCAGCTGAAGACGATCGTCCAGTCGTTGTCCGACGTCGGCGAGAACCGGTAACCGGCGGCAGGGCGAGCCTGAACCACGGTGGTCTCGGTGATCGGACCGTAGGCACCCGCAGGCACGACCTCGCCATCGACCATGTACTCCACGCCAGTGACGTTGGGGATCGTGATGATGTCGGTGCCGGCGTCGTAGGTCGGAGCCTGAGTGGTGACCTCGATGGATGCGGTGGCGAACATGCTCAGCACCTCGACAGGAAGCGGCAGGCGCGGGTCGGTGCCCGTGGTGCCATAGAGAGCCGCCTCGAGAGTGGCGAGGTCATCGGCTGCAACCTTGGTCGAGTCGATGACCAGCTGCGCGGTCGGCTTCAGACCAGCGCCGGCGTCCACGGGAGTGGTCGTCAGCTCCCAGCTGAAGGTGATCGCCTCAGGGGTGTCGTTGATGGTCGCGTAGGCCTTCTCCGACGGGGCCGCCTGAGCACCGTAGATGAGGTGGATCTTGTAGCCGTGGTCCGAACCCTCGGTGTCATTACCGACGCGAGTCTGGTAAGACATACCGAAGGCCTTGCGGGACTGCTGCCCCACGTAGACACCGGCAGAAGGCGAAGCCACACCATCGAACTGGTTGAACTCGTCCGGGTAGGTGTAGGCCTCGACGGTGGCCCCGAACTCCTCGGCGGAGATCAGGTTGAGGTACTTGATGTCGTCGGCGTACAGAGGCGTAGCCTCCGCACCCGAGGGCGACTCGGTAACGGTCGTAAGACCGTTCCAGGCGACACCGGTGTTGTAAACGCCGTTGACGTCAGGGATGTAAAGCACACCCTTGCTAACGCCGGTCTCATACCGACGCTCGCCAACCTTGTCCCAAGAGAGACGCATGTTGGTGGTTCCTTTCTAGGAGTGGTAGATCACAAAGACGTCGTGGTTAAGACCCGACGTCGCAAAGTGACGGCTGAACGAGCTAAAGGGAAGCCCCAACAGCTCTCGAATGACAGGACTGTCCGGTTCGTGACGAATGAACGTGACCTGGTAGCGATCCATTATCGAGTACGGACCATTATCGGCCGAGCGCACCTGAATGTCCTCAAGCTCGTAAACGAGACAAGGATACTCGAGCTGCTTGTCCGGAGGAGGCTGAAAATAAACGTTGGCCGCGGCCGGGTCGGTAGGGCTCATGATCGTTCGCAGCAAAGTGCTAAGATCGCCTCTACGTGACGGGCTTGGGTCCATTGTAGACACCTCCTGTAGACAGGATGAGGCGGGGCCTCTTGACCTGGACCGAAGTCACACGCCAATAGACCCCGCCACCATCGATGACGTACTTGATATCGGAGTAGTTCCCAAGCGCATACGGGTCGGCAACAATGCTGATGCGGCTCGAAAGCGACACATCATCGTTGACCTTGTCGGACTCCTCTTGGGAAACCGTATCGTTGAGAACTTCCCCGTAATAGTCACGCTCTGTGATGCTGTCCGACCAGACATCCGGTGCAGTCTCCACGGTCACGCCGTATCCGACTTTACCAAAGAAGCGTGCCATTTTGATCTATCTCAGATCAGGCCGGCTCGTTGGTGAAGCTCCACTCGTCGTTCTCCGAGTTCGCCAGGTAGTAACCGGCGTTCGGGACGGCGACCACGTTGAGCGTCGCACCCTCAGCCAGGGTCACCGGAGCAGCGGTGGTGAGCGTGGCGTTGGTGTCAGCGTTCTTGTAGGTCACACCGGTGGTGGTAGCAACCGTCACGGTGGTACCGTCGAAGGCCGGCTCAACCGGGGTGGCCAGAACGTCAGCCGCGGCGACCTTGCGGAAGACGATAGCCGCCTTGGGCTGGGTCAGCGCGCCGGAGCAACGGGTCTCGATCAGGTAGATGAGCTTGTTGTAGTCGATGTCGAAGTCATCGAACATCGTGGCCTGACCACCGCGGTCTGCACCCAGGGTGTAGTCCGAGAGGTTGACCATGATGCCGACGAGGTCGTCGACGCGCTCCATGACCTCGACCGGAACGACCTCGGCAACACGCAGGACAGCGGCGACCTCGGCGAGGTTGCTGTACAGGCGGCGACCGAAGTTGTCCTTCACCGTGAGGAACGCCGAGATGGTGCCCTCGGTGGTGAAGAAGGTCGGGGTACCCGAACCCTTGTAGTAGCGGCGGTTGGCGATAACCGCGTCCACGAGCTCCTCGACGGTGCTGTCAGCGTCGTCGATGTTCACGTTGACCGTGGTGACATACAGCTCCGCGTCCGAGGCGATCGGGCGGATGTGCGTCTCGAGGATCTTGTCCTCGTCACCGATGGAACGGCCGTCGCCGACCAGGATCGCCGCAGCGAGCTCCTCGTCGAGCATGACCTTCATCTCGGCCTTCAGCCAGGCGACCACGTCGAGCGTGGTGATGTCGATGACATCGTCACGGTCGAGCTTCTGCTTCTTGTAGATGGTCTGAGGCGTGGTCTCACGCTTGCTGAGAGCGAAGAACTCCTCGTTCTTGAAGTTGCCCTTGATGTAACCTCGGGCACGAGCCTCGTCCGGGGTGATGTCAGCGGTGATGGTCTTGATGCGAGCGAAGGGGCTCTTGCGAACGCCGTTGAGGACCTTGTCCACCCACTCCATCCGGCGAGAAATCCACGCGGGAGAGCTCTCGAGGGTCTGAGCGTCGGGGAAGAGGTACTCGAGGTTCTCGATGCCGTGCTTCAGCTGGCCGTTGACCATGATGCCGGTGTGCTCGATGTAGCTCTCCAGGGCCTCCTTGAGGGAGCCCTGCTTCTTGGCGTCCTTGACGATCTGGCGCAGGGCGTCGTCCTGGGTGAGCGAGCCGTGCTGAAGCGAAGCCGAGGGACGAGAGCCCGCGGTCGCACCGGACTGGTCGAAAACGTTGTGCGTCATGCTTGTTTCCTCCTGGAGGTTGTCGTGCGAGACATTGCTGTCCGCATCTGCGTCGGTGGCGTTGTCACCGTCGTCGTTGGTGTCATCGTCGCCGACAGCGTCGGCTTCGTCGGTGTCGTCACTGCCCTCAGACTCAGAAGCCGGAGCCTCTTCCTCTTCCTCAGTGTCGACCTCGCTCGAACTCTCCTCCATGTCGGAGTGAGTGAGGGCCTGGCTGACCATGAAGTCCACAGCGGTCTTCTGCTTGTCAGACAGGGTGTCGAGAACATCCTTCAGACTGTCCTCGCCGGCGGAGTGGGAAACGACATAGTCCTCGGCCTCAGCCTCGAGGTCGATCCCAGTGTGAGACAGAGCCTGAGAGAGAATGAAGTTGACTGCATTGGTCTGCTTCTCATTCAGGGTGTCGAGAATGTCCTGCAGGGTCTCCCCTGCCGCATGCGACAGAGTGTCCTCGATGTCGATCTCAAGGCCCATCGACATCACAGCAGCGGTGGCGAACTCGCCATCCTCGCCGTGAGCGAAGGAGATGTGATCGATGAACGCACCAGGGTTGGCACCAGCGAGCACCAGGCTGAGCTCGCGGATGTTACCCTTAAGAACGTCTCGAGCATGAGACATGCCCTCGCGGGCCTTCTCCTTGAGGTCGTTGGCAAAGATGGAAAGGTACTTCAGGTCGCCATGCTGGACCTGCTCTTTCGCCATCTGACCCTTAGGCGTCTTGTTGAAAAACGCGTGGGCGTACATGCCGCCAGCGTTACCCTCAGACGGAGGGACGTACTCGAGCCGAGCGTGGCCCAGAACGTCCTCGTTAGAGGTGTGACCGTGCTGGTAGACCAGGGGGACCGTCATCCCATCCTGCTCCGCGAATGCGCCCGGGAGAATGGTCCGCCCGTCTGCGCACTGCACGTCGTGTCGGGTGGCCCAGCCACCAAAATCCGCGTCTGTCATTAGGACGGATTCCTTTCTGCTTGGGGCACTGTGCCGGAGCACGAGTACCTGGGTGTCGGAATGAGAAAGACCGGCTGCAGATTTAGCCTGAGCCAGCGCCGCCTTAGCTTTGGCCAGAGTGGAACGAATCTGGCTAACACGAGCTTCGAGGGCCTCTACGGTGTCCGCCGAAGACGAACTCGAGGAGGAAGATGAGGAAGAGGATCCACTGGAGGAGGAAGAACTTTCCTTCTTCGCTTCAGCACGCTCCTTCTCCTGAATTTTTTCCTTGTTCCGCTCTCGATACTCTTTTGAGGCTTGCTTCTCCTTAGCAGTGCTCTTGCCGTCAGAGCTCTCCTTCTCTGTCTGGGCGGCAGCGCGCCGCTTTTCAGCCAGAGCAGTCAGAGCCTCAGTAAGGGCGCCCTCAAGAGAACGAACCTTACCTTGTAGCCTGGCGACCTGAGCCCTAGCTTTCGCAGGGTTACTGGGAGCCTTGGGCGGGGGTTTGCCTGGACCCGCCCCTCGACCAATGTTATTGACGGTGGGACCCCTGTTGCGAGAGGGCTTTGTAGCCTTCCCAGAGGCCTTTGTACGACCTTTGAGGTCGCGTTCCCGCAAATATCGCGCACGACGCTCATCGGGGTCATAGTTCGGATCTTTGTAAACCATTACGTCAGCCCCAATTCCGCCATCTCCGCGTCGATCTCGTCCTCAATGGAGTCAAGAGGATCGACCTCTTCCTCCCCAGTGATCTGATCATCGAGAGGCATGTTGGAGTTAACAAGAGCGTTCGCCTGCGGCTCAGGCCTAGGCTTGAGTCCCAATGCAGGGCGAACCTCATTCGGCGACACCACCTGGTTGCGGGAGAGAACATCGACCAGGTCTGCGAGCTGGCTGATCGGAATCAGCTTGAACGGGGTGTCGAAGTAGCGAATAGCCTGTCCCTGGGTGCGAGCGGTCTTGGTGAGGAACTTTCGCGCCATCGCTTCGACAATTGCATCCAGAATCGGCTCAAGGAACCGATTGGTGTAGTTCAGCATCTCGCCATCGTCTGCCGTACCGTTCATGACACCCTCAGTCAGACCAAGCTCAAAGTAAAGCTCCTTCTTGAGATCCTGATACTGTGTCCACAGGTTGTTCTCAACAGAACGGTTGAGCTGCGTGATCTTTTCGGTGCCATCCGCATAAGCGATACCGTAGGTTGAGCTCTTGAGCTGCTGCTCAAGCTCAGTTCGCCGCTTCTCAGCCTGCGCCTTACGAGACTCAGACTTCACCACATAGGGCAGCTGGATGATAATATCGAGCTTACCCTGACTGGAGATCTCGTCGACGTGGTCGAGTAGAGACAGCGTGCGAATAAGTCGCTGAAGAGTTGAGTTAGGCTCGTTCATCACCGAGTAGAACGGATTCTCAACAATGGCGACGATTCGCTTGGGAAGTCGAAGATCCTCGTACCCACCAGTCTTCTCATTGTAGAGTCGAACACGAACGTGCTCCGGCTCCCAGTTAAGAATGGTGCCGACGCGCATTGTCTTGATGTCCCAAGACCCTTGGGTAATCGGGTTCAAGGTCGTATCAACCGGCACGATGGCCGCAACGCCTGCGCTAAAGAGCGTCAGGGCAATGTCTTGGCGGAAGTGCCGAGCACCCTGATCAAGGTTGGCCTCGACATTGAGACAGTCGTTTAGCATCGATCGAATAGTGTCGACATACTGATCCGTAGCCGGATCCACCCGACAGTGCTCAATCTTGATGGCTGCGACATCGATGGCCATACGCGTGTAGATACTGTTGATGATAGTGCGCTCGGCGTTCACCCGAAACTGAGGCCGACTCGGAGGGTGCGGTGACGTAGCAACTCCGTACTGTGCCCCAGACGAAAGAGGATTCACCTCCTGAGGCGTCGTGAGCGCCGACCATGCATGCTTTAGCTGGCTACCCAGACCCATCCTTCACCTCCTTGTCAGTGATCACTCGAATTCCTCCTTGTGGAGCTTGAATGCGATCCACGCATCCATAAGCGCGGCCACGTTGTCGATCTTCTCTTCATG